CAGGAATCCCTCAATATCGAAGGCGGAATCCTGAAGTAGCTCGATTGAAACCTTGACCATTTTCGTCGAGAATTTGTACGCGCCGAAAATCAGGTTGCCAATCAAAACGTCCTGGGTTGTGACCGGCTGATTTTCACCGATCAATTCTCCCACCTGAGCCGTGTCGTTCGTGGTTGGAAACGGCAGCGGTTGTCCAGTCGCGGTGGGCATAATCCGCCCCGCCTGTAACATGTCTCCGTACCATTTCATTGCTTCCTCAATTTCATTCACGAACCCCACCGGAACGAAGAAACCCCCGCCGACGCCATCGAGCGCGTTGCCGCCGCCGGTTCCCATGTCGCGGAATTCCTGAAGGAGCGTGCGCTCTTCCACGTCGATGTTCTCGAAACCGCGCGTCAGGTAGCGCTTGAATGCTGCCGCATGCCTCTTTACTTTGTCCTCCGGCCCGGGCAGAGGTTTCGGATCCGCGACCGGCGGAGCCGTCCTCAATTCCAGGTTCATTTTTTCCGCGCGCTCGATGGTTTGAATAGTGAGAAGCATGGTGTCTGCTTCGTCCATCATTCGGTCGAATCGCTCTCGATCCTCTTTGGTGATTGGTGTTGTCTGATTGTGAATAGCTTGGGCGTCCGCGATCAATTTGCCGCGTTGCTCTCGCAATTCACGCGCTTTTATTAGGGACATGGTATTTCTCCGTTTCGTTTGAATTGCGGACGCCGGGACCTGCTGCTTGCGGGTCCCTCATCCGGCTCTAGCGGAAATTCGTTTCCCATCGAAGGGCCGGCACCCCGCCGAATTCCCGCTAGCAATCTTTGTTGTGTTGCAAGGTGTAACAATGTGTATCACTCCGTAACGGCGCGGTAACAGACTTTTTCCGCTTTCGCGAGGCGTGTCCTCCGCTGCATAGCGAAGGTTGTCTCCGCGCGGGCCCGCTCATGTTTTTCATTCTTGCAATTCGCATCGTTGCAATCGTCGTTTGAGCAATTGGCGCAATCACCGTCTTTGCATTGCTCACACTCACATTCACATTTGGCCTCGTTGTCGTCCGCTGCGCGCTGCTTTAGCTTCGCGCGGATCGCCGGCGGCGCGTCGGCGATGATCCGGAAACGTTCATCACCGTAGATCGACACCCGCCTGACGCCAGCGTCCGTCTGCGGGTATGCCGGAAATGTCACAACCGAGACGTCGAATAAGTCCACGTCATGCAATTCTCGGACGATCATAGATTCTTTTTCGTCGTCCGGATCCGGCTCTTCCGACCATTTTGTAACGATGGGCACGAATCCGAACGAGCATTGGTCGATGTCTTTCCGCTCCACAATCGCGGAAATATCCCGCGCGTATTGTGTGTCCGGAAGTTTGCAGACGAAGGACAACCCTTCTTTGTCCTCTTTTAATGAAAGCGTTTTGCTCTCCGTGCGCCCCAGGACCATATTCACATCATGGTTAAAAAGAGAATAGACGTCATGCTCTTCTCGGAGAGCGCGCGCGAAGGCGCCGGGAATGATGCGCTCTTTCCACCCGCCGAGATCGACGGATAGAACGTTGAAAACCGCCGCATGGCCGGTTATCTCGCCCTTGGGGTCGTCCTTCGCACGAAAGACGCAGCCATAATTGCGACGTTCAAATATTTTCTTTTTCATCTTCCCAACTCCTTTGCACCGGCGCGTTGACGGGCGATGTCGTTATAGACTGCGACCCGGATCGCCTTCACTGCGCGCCGCATTTCACTGACGACCGTGTCATTCTCAAAGACCATTGATTTCGCGCGGATCATAAGCGCTTCCACGTATTCCGCCAGAAACTTTTCCGTCTCTAGTCCGGGTACTGCGTTGATCTCGTCACCACAGACACGCGCGATCGCTTGCAGCACGGGCCACAGACAACGGGTGTAGTCCGCCAGATCCGGCTTTTGGTGGTCGAGCACGCGCGCGAATGAATCACGAAAGACGACCGAGAGCCCGGACAGAATGCTTTTTCCTTCCTGTTTTTTGCTCCCTCCACCACCGCCGCCGCCCGTCGGAGCCGGATCTCCGTGGCCGGCTCCGTCCTGGCGTGTCGGATCGATCGGGGTGGAAATCAACGTCATATTGACCGGGATCCAGAATTCCTCGGCGCTTGGATCGTCGATGGGGTTCAGTTTTTCGTACTCGCGGCAATCGTTCGAGCACAGATAACCCCATTGTTTTCCGGTACCATAAAACTTTTCCCGCGACGCCGCATCCGGACGGAGCATGTCATGCAGGTCAAAATCCACGGTGAATTTATTTACCGGCGTGCGCCCCACGCCCCTGTCCGCGAATAGTTTCCGCTTGGTTTCCTGTTTGATCGCTTGCAGCCACGGTCCGAGACAATAGGACACGAATTCCTGGGCGAGTTGCTCGGTATTCGCCCTCGTTTTATCGACGTCTCCCACCATATGTGGTGGTACGTGCGTGAGAGCGCAAATTTGCGTTCGGATGAATGACTGCGTTTGTACTACCTGCGCCTCCTCCGGATTGTTGGATATCTGCGTCCATTTCGTTCCTGCGGGCAAGACCGCTACCCGATGCGCGTTTTCGCCGCCTTGCGCTTCCATCCAAGACTCTTTTGTTTTTTGCCTTTGTTCGTTGGGCATACCGACAGGGAGCTCCAATATGCCGCCGGGCTTGGCGTAATTCGCGAAGTACTTACTTCCGTATTTCGACGCGGCCAGCGCCAGGCCAAGCGTATTCCGCGACAATTGAACGATGGACTGTCCGAGACGGCCGTCAAGGCTTAGACCGGTTATGTGAATGATGTCATCGGACGGTATCAGGCGTTGATGTCCTTCCCAATCATTTTCCGAGGTCATTTGATTGTCGAGATGGTCCGTAGTTCCAACCATCAGACTTCCCGCTGGCAGCGACACGGGAAACGGACGCCACGGCACCGGATCCAGGGTAATGGACTTGCTTATCCGATAGGGCCGGGTACGCTGCGGATCGCGCGGCCAGAGCGCTACAACGTTGTTGGCTCCGTCCCGCTGAATTTCGAGGTACGCATTGCCCCACGCCAGCGCGTGTGTCATGAAGGCTTTCATCAAGGTAAAGCGGGACATTTCATCGTTCGGCTGGTAGTGGACCAGGTTGTACAAATCGTGCTGGTATGCGATGCGATGGACAGCGCGTCCGGATCCTAAAAAACTGCGCTCGTATATGTGGCACGGGAGCGCGGCGACGGCGCTCGATATCAAATCGACGCATGATAGAAACGTCGTAACCCCCAGAGCGGTAATTTCACTTACACGTACTCCCGCGTCCGTCCGTCCGCCGTCGAAGATGTCGAGCAACCATTCGGCCGGAAACGAGAGTGGTGTCTCCGGATTTTCGAGACTCGATCGACGTTGCTTCTCCGTCTCCCGCAATAGCTCACTGAAAATTCCTGTTTGTAGGGCCATGAATTTACCAGACTTCGACAGCGGAGGATTCGTCCCGCGGCTGCGCCATCCAGCGGTTCAGCGCCATGAGTAGCGCGATCACGCCGTCAATTTTGTTTTCCGGCCGGTCTTTGTTGGGGTAGATATTCTCTTTACGATCTCGATGGCATACTACATTGCTTATCATCCAAGCGAGAATAGGATCGCCGTCATGGTGAAATCTCCCGCTAGCCACCAGCGCTTCCAGTTCCTTCATCGGCGGCGACATTTGTTGGACAGTTTGCCTCACTTCGACAAACACCACATTGTGGTCCCAATTGGGTCGCGCTTGGATGAATTGAATCAGCGCTGCCGCATGGTAAGGGTCGTGCGGCACCTCGCGGACAATTAACTTCTCTCCGTCGGCCAGTATTCCGTCCGCTATCCAGTTGTAATCCGTCACGTTTCCCGGTGTTCTTACCAGCTTGTTTTCGATCGCCCACGCATAATAATGGCTGTTGCAGGCGTCATGTATTGCTTTTTCGTTTAGATAGTAGACACCGAATGCGTAGTAATGATCCGCTCCGTCGATCACACGCCGGAACAGGTAGATTTTCGCGGCTATATCCACGCGGCTGGCGAGATCAACGCCGATGATGCAGGGTTCCTCCCTGGCAAATTGATCCATCGACAGCAGCGGATCGCCAGCCTTCTCCCATGAAATCATGTTCATCCAAATGATGTCTGCATTCACCCACATGTTCAAGTGCTTGGTTTTGAAGGCGTTTTGCTTCCGCGCGCTTTGTACCGCGTCCCGCTGCGCATCTTCTAGGAATTCCGTCCCTACCGATATTCCTAGATTCGGGTTTGCCTTGACGAGCGCGTCGGCTGCTGTCCAGTCGTCATCCGGATCGATGCCGTAAATAATTCCGAAAAGCGAATCGTTTTCGAGTACGCCGGAAAGCACTTTTTGTACCTCGATCTGCAGGGCGTAGCACGGTCCGCTGCGATCACTTCCCGCTGTGGTGATCACTAGCAATAGCGGATTGTCGCGCGCTGCCATGCCGGTGAACATGGTGGTATAGAGCGCGTCCGAGGTATGTTCATGAAACTCATCGACGATTGCGCAAGAGGGCGAGGCTCCGTCTCCGGGGTTTCCGATGATCGGGCGGAATCTGCTTCCGGTAGCTGGTACCGTGATGCTTTTCGCGTGTACGGAAATGCCAAAGGCGTTGATCAATTCAGGAGTACGCTCGGCCATATTTTTCGCGGGACGAAATACTTCCCAGGCCTGTTCCTCCGTTGTCGCTCCGCTGTAGACCTCCGCTCCGAATTCCCGCTCCGCGACGAGCTTGTACAGCCCGATCGCCGCTCCCAAGGTACTCTTGGCGTTTTTGCGCGCTACGCAAATATATGCAATCCGGTAACGATAGAATCCTGAGACTTTTTTAATCCATCCAAATAGATTGCAGATGATGAATTTCTGCCACGGCGCCAGGAGTAGTTTCTCGCCGCCGGCTGCCCAGCGTCCTTTGACGTGCGGGAGCGCTTCGATGAATTTGCACGCGCGGTTGGCTTTCGCTTCGTCAAAACGAAAAGGACAGGTATCCTCGGTCTGCCGCGCCAGGTCCGCTAGGTGGCGGCGGCACGCATGGACGACAAACTTACCCGCGGGAATCTCACCCGCAACCACGCGACGCGCGTAGGCGTGGCATTCTGCCGCCGCTCCCACCTCATTGAATGGTAGGACGGTCCGCGGCGATCTCCGCGAAGGCGTTGCTTGTTTCTTTTTTGGCTGCGACATGTAAACGGGACCTGGAACTAGGGGTAAGACCGAACTCCACCATGTACTTGCGCATTTGATCGAGCGCAACCACGGCGATTTTCAGATAGGGACTTTGTACCGGGTAGTCGTTCGGACCTTTGACGACCGAGCCGAACTTCGCGATCTTTTGTTCAGCGTCGATCCACCGCGCCCAGGTTTGACAGTATCCCATTAGGGCTTTTTCATCTATCGCGGTGAGAATGCCGAGACGGGTCAATTCCGGAGCCAGCCGCTCCCACTCGGCTCGAGCTTCTCCGACCAGGAGCCGCGGACAAGGCAGACTGACGATGTCCGGCTGGGGTTCTCGATAGTTGAGCGGACGCTTTCCGGGGTTGCCGGCGAGTTGTTTCGCGGCCGTTGGTTTCGGGCGGCGTCCCGCCATCAGGAGTGCTCTCCGTGCTTTGCGATGTATGCGGTACATGCCAGCATCAGGTTGATTTTTTCTCTATCGAGGTTGGGAAAGAATCCGCCAGCCTGTCTGGTCAATGCGTCTCGAATAAGCGCGCACAGTGTACCGACCGGCTGCGGTTCAACTAATTTTTTCATTCAACAATGCTCTAAGGCGTTCACTGCGCACTGGCTTCACCGCGACCAGCTTCATGGGGTAAGTTTTGTCCTTGAGGGCTTTCGCGTCGACGGTCGCTTTCAATTTCAATGGAGTATCAAAGCATTTCCAAATGCTCGGCTTGATGTAATGCTGCGGACGCTGAAACTTTCGCTTGGTGACGACGACACCAGGCCACAGCCGTTCGAGCGATCGAGCCATCTTCAGACGTCCATCACCCTTATAGAGCTCCGCACTATTCCCGCCCTTCATTGACATGGTTGCGACCTTCGCAATCAGAAAGAGATTCATGAGAACCGTACAGAATCCTCCGGACAGGACTTGCAGACACAGGTCCGTATCTTCGTTGTATCTCCCGCGCCAGCGGTAAGGAAGATCGTTCCGGATAAGCAGGCAAGAGTATACGTGGATATTGCGGGCGTAAGCATTCGCGTTGCCGCCGGGCTTGATAAACATTTCGTAATTCAGTCCGCCGATGCCAACGTTCTCGTAACGATCAATGAATTCCTCAGTGATGGCGAGAGCCAGAGACGAATCGCACACGATACGATGGCCGCGGAACATTCGCACTATGTTGCGAATGTTGTCGTCTAAAATCCAATGCCGTTCGAAGCCGGCCTGTTTTGCGTGCTCCCACACCCAGTTACGCGCGGGAATTGATCCGAGTCCAAGGTTGCTGAATGGCAATTCGAGAATCAGTCGACGGTCGAATGCAGCCGCATAGGCGTTGAATTCTTGCGGCTCCACCACGATCCGGAACGGCGTCCGGTCTGTTTGTAGAAACTGCGCGGTCAAACAGCAGTCCGCCCGCCCCTTGGAAATGACGTAAATCGGGTATCTCGGACGCATTGTCTCTAACTCGCAGACTCAAATTTCAAAGACGACCGGTCGTCGTTTTCGCGCGGTGGCCACCAAGTAGTCCACATGCGGACCTGCTCTCCCGTCCTCTGGATCTTGATGCCGGTATGTTCCACGAAGCGCACGCGATCCGCTTGGCTGCTAAACGAGATGGCGATCCGGAGCGCCTGCTCTCCGTTGTCGTATTCCGGCATTCCTACCCACTCGGCGGTGCGGTCCGAGTCCTTAATCTCGCTGGCGGGACGAGTCACATAAAGCAAATTTGCCAGCATCATATCGTCATAGCCGCTGCCGAGGAGCGAGTCCTTATCTCGTATTTCTTTTAGCATCTCCGTAAGCATGCGGTCATTCACCACGCCGCGGTTTTGTATATCGTTGTCACCTGCCATGATTTTCAGCGCTTCGATACTGTCCGGAAGAGTATCCAGGCGGACGACCTGAATGTGCGTGTGTCCCATCTTTTTACACGCAGCGACCAGACCATGACCGGCCAGAATTGTGCTGTCCTTCGCTACCACGATGTTGCGGTAGAACCCGTGTTCCTTCACACTCTGGATAATATGGTCCAGTTGATCGTCCGGGTGGCTCCGGTAGTTGCGCGGGTGTGGCTGCAATTGATCAATGGCAATGGATTCAGTCTGGTAAAAATGTGGCTTCTCGGCGCTCTCCGTGAGCAACGTTTGCAACTCGAATTGCTCGAATCCCGTGAGGCCCAGCGCGAAATCAATTCCTTTCAACTCGTTCAACTCTTCACTCAATTTTTGTACATCCCACCCGGAGGCGTCGTGGCTGCGATTGTCCATCAGTCGATATGCCTTGACTTGTGCGGGAGCGAGATTGTCCGCGACGTGGACCGGGACGTGTGTGAGGCCAAGTTTCTGCGCGGCAAGAAAGCGCGCGTGGCCGACCATGATCACGCTCTCTTTATCCACAACAATCGGTTGGCGCCAGCCGAATTCGCGGATCGAGCTGGCTACGGTTTCGACAGCGGACTCGCTGATGGTCCGCGCGTTGCGCTCGTATGGTTTGATGGATCCGATCGGCCACAATTCCACTTTGGGAAGGATAGCGGCTCCATCCGGAGCTCGTCCCGCTCCGCTAGGCACTCGTTTGCCGGGATGAGGCTCGGCGGAGGCCGCTTTTCGGCGGATTTCCTTACGGTTGTGTGTAGTACCCGATTTTTTCATTTCGCGGAAATAAGAATTTCAT